ATCGTGGCTTCTTACCAACTAATCCTATCTACGGTAATCAATAATCAGAAATATGGCTGAAGTACTTTTAATATCAGAAAACTACATTAAGAAATACACCACTGTAAACGGTAGTGTTGACCCGAATCTGATGTACCCATCGGTGTACTTGGCACAGGATAAGTGGGTGCTTCCCTTTTTGGGAACTGACTTGATGAACAAGATTAAAAACGATGTAGCTAACAACACGATTGCGGGCAACTATCAAATCTTGCTTGAAGATTATATCCAACGTGCGCTATTGTGGTGGGTAATGGTTGACCTCACGCCGAACCTTTGCTACCGTATGGACAATGGCACTATTGTGCAGCGTCAATCTGAGGACACTGTGCCCATCTCCGATGTAGTTATGAAGGACATGATAGACCGTGCAAGGCAGAATGCGGAACACTACACTACGCTATTGGTCGATTACTTGTGTGCGAACGCTTCACTATTCCCTGAATACTCAACAGCGCAGTGGCCTGACCGTAGCGCACGCACTGACGTGACCAATACGCTCAACTATCAGTTTTCATCGGGCAACACTGCCACCTCTTTTCGTCCTACGTACTCACGTAACATCATTAACCGAATACCATGATAGAAAAGAAATCACTAAAGCAAGATTACACCGAACGTTTGCGCAAGTATGAGCGCGAGCTGTCACTAAAACTACGCAGCAATGCACCCAAAGAGCAAGATAAAACTAAACGGTAGTGCGCGGCCTAAGTCGGTTAGTTACCTACTCCAGCTATACGATGGGGTGTGGTCTATTCCGCTTGCCTTTTTGCTTTTCTTCCTTGCCGGGTACGCTAGTTTTCGCTACTTCGGTGATGCACTCATTAGCACTGAATACATCCAGTACATAGTTCTTGCCGCACTTGTTATGGTCGTGGCTAACTTCGTTGTGTTTATGGGGCTGTATTTCAATTTTCGAGCACTTCAACGCATGGTATACTCAGCACAAATCAAACAGCAGGCACTAACTGATTTGAGCACATGGCAAAAGATACTGTTATACGTGGGCTTGTACTTTGCCTACTTTGCTGCGTTCCTGTATATACTTCATTTGCTGATGACGGTTACTGCGTAAGGGTAACAGCGTCTAGCTTTGTAGGTGTTAAAGAAAAGGGCGGGAACAATCAAGGATTCAATAGCGCAGAACTGCGTGCATTGATGGCAGCACAAGGCTGGAAACCCGGCTATGCGTGGTGCAGTTTCTTTGTCATGGCTATGCTGCATGAATGCGGTATTCCTAACACTATTAACGGGTGGGCGCCTACTGCGTACAATCGCAATGATGTAGTGTTTGATGGTGGCAAATTTCTCAAGACGTACAAGGATGATGATGTGCTAGTGATGACTTTGTCTTATGGATCTATGATGAAGAAAAGATTCAAGGGTATAGGGCATACGGGCATAGTCGATAAGATTGGTAAGTACTCAGTGCGTACAATTGAGGGCAACACCAACGAACAAGGTATGCGCGATTCTCGGACGCGTGATGGGGTGTACTACAAGATTCGTCCACTATCTAAAAATCTACACATAACAAGATGGAAAAAGCAAGGATAAATCCGATGATAATTTATGGCCTAGGCATACTTGCAACAGGCGTCATCATCATTCTACTATTTAAGGGATGCAATAAACCAGCTGCATCTCCTGCCGTTGACAGGTTGCATAGCTTAAATGACTCACTGTATCGTGTGATTGAATCAAACAACACAAAGACCGATTCACTATTTGCCAAAATAGACAGCATCAGAGCGTGGAGCGATACCATAGTACAACGACAGGAAATCACAAACCAATATTACACCAATGAGACATATACTATTCTTAATTCTTCTCCTAGTGCTGCATCAAAGCAGCTACGCACAACGCTCAAAAAGTCGGACAGCCTCCTTAAATCCGGATTTTACACCCGAACTTACGACCTACGACGTGCAGCTTTTCAATCTGAACTACAATAGCATGATGTATTGGTACAACACTTCGCATGAGATTGACTCATTGTATCAGCTAGAGAAGTTGAAGGTGCATTACTACGCCAAAATCACAGGCATACAGGCCAACAGCTACGAAACGCTAGCGACTATTTACGAAAACAAGCAGGCAATTGAGAAGGCAATAGGGGTGGAGAAGGAGATGCAGATAAAGGATTTAAAGAAGCGTAATAAACGGTTGATAATTCACAACATTGGGCTATCGGTGGGACTAACTGCGCTGGCTGTTTCATCTTTTTATTTAATCGTGTTATGATCAACATCGAACCAAAGGATATAATAACAATCGTAGCCGGTGCGGTATCGCTTTCAGGTCTTTACTATGCGCTAAAAAGAAACGTTGACAAACTAAACATCACAGTGCGCACTATGGACACACATCACAAAAGAGAAATCAGTGCTATACATCATCGCATTGATGAGATTAAAGATGACACGCGCACATCCATTGACAAACTTGAAGGAAAGATAGATGCTATTCAGAATCAGAACGCGATAATATCCGCAAATCTTGCGGAGCTTACAGGCTACATAAAAGCTAAACAATAACCAATATGGCAAGCAAGTATGTTCAAGTCTATCAAGAAATATACAATGGCAATGGCACACTAGGTGACCGCGTGCGGGCGTCTATTGCACGCTATAACATACCGTTATCATACAAGTCGTTCCACCGTATGTATCAGGCATGGCGCAATCACAACTATGGTGCGGGCAAGTTTGTTGAACATGTTCCCGATGTCAGGAAAACGATACAGCCTACCGGGCAGCTTGACAAGTTGAAGTATTCACTAGGCGCATTTGATGAGATATTGAATGAGTTGAAGCCTGATGTCAATCAGTTTGACCTGCCCGCATCACTTGAATCAAACTACCAACCCTACAAGCTACCGACAAATCATAATGACATACTGCTGTTAAGCGATATACACGTCCCGTATCATAACATACCAGCGTTAACCCTTGCGTTAAAATACGGCCTTGAGAATAACGTAAACACGATACTGTTGAATGGTGATGTAATTGACTTCTACGCAATCAGCCGATTTGAAAAAGACCCGCGCAAAAGAAACTTTGGACATGAGGTATTGATGACACGTCAATTTCTTGCTACACTGCGCAAGCTATTCCCCAATGCTGCTATCTATTACAAGTGCGGCAATCACGATGTACGCTATGACCACTACATCATGCGCAATGCACCTGACCTTTTAGGCATGAATGAATTCAGTTTTGAATCGCTCATGCACTTAGATCAATTAAACATCACATTCATTCCGGATAAGCAAATCATACACGCGGGCAACTTGACAATCTTGCACGGTCATGAATTGGGTATGTCTGTATTTAGCCCCGTAAACATCGCGCGTGGTTTGTTCCTGCGCGCAAAGGACAATGCGCTGTGCGGTCATCATCATCAGGCGAGTGAACACAGTGAGCCGAACATCAAAGGAAAGCTTACAACTTGCTGGAGCGTAGCCTGCTTGTGCGAGTTGCATCCTGACTACATGCCTATCAACAAACATCATCACGGCTTTGCGCACATTAAGGTGATGGACACGGGAGAGTTCGAGGTAAGCAATTACCGTATTGTAAATGGTAAGATTCGATAATAGAAAAGCCCCCACCGTTGTAGGGGCTAGTCCAATCAATAACATAAAACAATACTACTAAATCACTGCCGCAAATATAGAACATGAAGCGCAAACAACATCCTAAAGTAGTACATCGTAAACTTGGACGTGAGCGTGCGCATGGGCAGTATCTAAACAACGTGATTGAGATTGACCCAACACTAGCACCTATGCGCTACATGATTGTACTCATTCACGAATATCTTCACCACATTCAACCTGAGTGGAGTGAGGAAAAGGTGGATGCGGAGGGCGAAGCACTGGGCAGGTTTCTTTGGAAGCAGGGCTTTCGCAAGGTGCAGCAATGATGCGCCCACTGCTAAGAATTAGGAACCGATTCAAAACTTATCTGATATACCGGCTTCAACTAATTCAGTCGCTAGCCATTCGCGTAGTTTACCCACCAACTCGTACTGCTCTTCAGTTAGGTCTTGATACTTTTCAAGGCTGCGCAGATGCTGCCTGAATTCATCAATCATATCAAAGTATTTCACACCATTGATAGCGCAATCAAATGCGTGTTGGTCTTCGTGTAAATCAAAGGTTAGTGTTGCTGTCATGGTTACTTGTATGTTTCGTTATAGTATTGTTCTCCATCCTCATAAGAGCACGGGGTTCTATCGCTTTGATAGGCGCCTATAATCTGACATTTTTCTAAGTCTTTGGCTTGCCTTCTTAATCTAGTAATTGCTAATGCATCCAGTGTACCTTCCGCAATGTGGTTGCGTAGTTCATCAATTAAAATTTCGACTGCTGTTCTATTGGTCATTTGTTTTTGTTTTTGGATTATTCAATTTTAGTATTTCATTCTTCACATGGTGGTAGTAGGCCTTGACTGAGTAGAACTCACCTGTGCCTTCGAAGTCTTGCATGATTTCACTAGGTGCGTTAACCAGTGCTTCGCCTACGCAATGCAGCGCAGCGTTGATAGCTTTGATATGCACCTCAGCTAAGTTGCCTTCCTGCTTACCATTCTCGATGATGTCAAAATAGTTGGAGTACAGTTGCCATGCCTTTTCCTTTGCTTTCATTGTTTAGTTTATTGATTAGTTCGATAACCTGTTCTTTGTTGTAATAGTGCTGCATTGAATTGCGCACGTGCTCTTTGAGTTGATCTGTGGTCATTTGTCATCTTCGTTATAAAAAACCACTAAATGAATGATTAATCCAACATTTAATATACCCCATATCATTAGCAAACTGAATCTACCCGTTTTAGGCCATTTTGTAATATCCATTTCTAACGTAATAAATAAAGCGCACAGATATGCAAGCACTGCGGATGCAACTAAGTAAATCAGTATTTTAATTTCCTTACTCATAGTGCTAAAGTATTAAGGTATTCACGCCACATCGGTACACGCTCCTGAAGCTTTGCGATTGCATCAGCATCGAACTCCACTACCTTTTCATGTATGCGGTCTTGCACTGGAATATCATACACCCACTCGCTAAGGTCGGTTTCAAGGTTTGCATCCGGGTAATCATTCAGGAATTGCTTCATGTCATAAATCATCGAACGCTCAATGCCTTGCGCTTTCTTTAAGAAGGTAGGGTCTGACTGTGCATCAATAAGATTCATGCGGCGTGCGAGCTTGTACTTTTCATCGTTAATCATTTGAAGTGGAGCGTTGACTAGCACAAAGCAGAACGTAGCAAGCGGCGCACCTGTGAGCCACATGTAGGCTTGACCCTGCCAAAAGTAGTCTTTGCTCAGGTCGTTGGCTTTTGCATCGTGGAAAGTGTAGATGTCCCATGAACTTTTAATATCCGGCACATTCACAACTAGGTCGGTCTCATCATCTTTGATTAATAAATCGGGTGTACCCTTCACAAAGTCATTAGCAAACATCTGCTCATTCTTAAATACAATCTGCTTGCGCTCACGGCGCCACATGTCTATCGCATCATTCTCCACAGCTAGACCTTTCTCGATGTACTTGTTGCTTATCTCTTTGTAACGCTTGTACTTCTGCTGCACATAGACTTCCAGCAATGCGCTCTTTGTTGTTTCGCTCAAACCTGTTTTGGTTCGTGCATCCGTCATCAACTTACCTAGTTGTGACGCTCTGAATAATACTTGTTCCATTTGTTTTTGTGTTATTGATTTGACTGCTAATGTAGCAGAAGTTCGGAAATCCCGAACAACTGCCACATCTTTTAACATTTACACGCCTTCGCTGAATTGACGCATCTCATCCCCGCGATCAATAAGAAAGTTGCGGCGGTTGTTTAGTTCATTGTAAACCTGTGCGAGCACTTCGCTGCTGCATGCCTTTTGGATGCGTGTGCAGTCCATTAGCGTCTCGGCGTTGTTGATTAGGTCCAGCACATAGGCAACATCTTTATCACCGCCCTGTGGTAACTTGCCTTTAAGATTGAATGCTTTGTATACGTCTGCATTCTTACGGTTAAGGTCACGGCCAAACAACTTACCAAAGGACTGCGCTGCATTCTTGAGACACTCAGTTTTGAGTTTAGGAAAAGCAAGGTCTAATGCATTCGGCTTTTTGTTGTCTGCATTCAATGCCCAACGGTTACGCTCTACGTTGTCAAGGTTCTGCGGTGCACGGTCAACCATGATAATAATGGACGCTGCCCCCGTGCGGCGTATCTCATACCCGCTGATGGGATGGATAGCAATAAGGTCGATGCTGCCCACTACTTCATTTGCCATGCGCTCCCACTTAAAGTTCTCAGTGCGCCAATGACCAAAGAACATTTCATCTAGCGTGGTCTCAACGTGTGAGATGACCAGCGTCTGTGCTTTAAGGTCGGGAGTCTTTTCAATCCCGGCTACATCGGGCGTGGCGTTGAGCATCTGCTGGAACTTCTGCAATGCTTCAAGATTGTCTTTGTGAATACTGTTGTTCATGTTATTGATTTTAGATTTTAAAGGTACGGATTAATAGCGCATTAAGCAATCATTCAACTCTTGACAATAGTTAAGAATTGCAAAAACGATTGCGGTGTACACTAGATACTTGATGAGTTTACTTGCTTTCATAGTTATAATTTTTAAAGGTTAATGCGCGTTACAGTCGCGCCCCTGTTTTGATTAATACCAGTACTTGTAAAGTAAATCCCAAACTAAGTCATGGTCATTGTTGATGATGTCAAGCTGCTGCTCAGTGGCTACTTCACCTGCAATTAGTGCCTCTGTGATGTAGTAGCTAGAGATGTCTGATTTGTGACTGTAACCGTACTGAGTTACTTTGATTTCTTTAAAATTAATTTCTGACATTGCTTTGTGTTTTAGCGTTATTGATGGTCAAATATACGGTGCAATTTCTTGCACCACCAAAAGTAAACTGTTAAAAATTGTTAAAATTTCAAACGGTTACAGATTGTAACCACCTCACGCCCACGAATAGCTGCCGTAGTTCGGGAACAGTTCGAAGTAAACACGCATCATAATGGCATCTGCATAGTCAGGTGACTTGCCATGCATGCGCGCTATCTCGTCTTTACTGATCACTGCAAGTTTGCCATCGGCCTCGGGCTGCCTACGGCGTATCATATCCAGTTCTTGGATGATAACATCACGGAACTGATTCACTTTGAAAATAACCTTGTTCTGCTCAATCAATTCTGCGAGCTTGAAATAGCATTCCGCTTTTTGGTTGGTGTATCGGTCTGGTTGCTTAGCACGCCCACCGTTAAGAAAGCCCCGGCACTTGAGCGTATCTACTACACCACCACCTACTCCGTCCTCATCACAAATCACATTGCTTAATCGGATAGCATGCCTGTCGCATAGTTGGCGAATGGTGCTAACAACGGCCGTAATTGGTTGCTTTCGCAGTTCGTGTATCTCCATCAGATGCAATCCATGCCACACGCAAATGACACTTCTATCTTTTCCTAGTCGTGCAATGTCAGCACTGATGTACTTATCACCTTTGCTTTCCTCATCCCGAAAGCAGCGCACAAGGTCATCGTATTGGTAAAGGTTGTCTACGGACTCATCATACTCCCAATCTCCATCCAGTAGACGTCTTCTGTCCACCTCAGGCAACATGCGCAGCGTTTCAATGTACGACTCGGGTAGATGCGGA